CTTCAGAAGCCGATTTCCCCAAGTTCGACACTTTCTTTTCAAGAGAGTTATCCTTGTCTTCTTTGCCTTTTTTGAACAAATCAGACACACTGTCAGCAAGAGCCTTGAAAGGATTTTTGCTGAGAACGTCCTGCTTCAGCTTGTTGTATTGCTCAACAAGGGCTTTCAACTTTTCAGGGGACTCTCCAAGTGTCTTCAGCTGCTCCGGACTGAATCCAAGTTTTACTACATCATTTTCTGAGATTGAGCGCAGGGGCTTCCCATCCTTGTCCTTGATTACAGCTGTTCCCTTCTCATCTTTGGCAGCGGAAAGATAGTCAAGAAGAAGTTTTATCTTGTCGATAATCTTCTGTATCTCAGCAATACTCTTCTCAGAGGTGTCTGAGAAAAGGGATACCAGCAGTTGGTTGTCCTTGTCCATTTCGCCAAGTTCAGTATCATTGACTTGCCGTATCTCGTTTTTCTCTTTTTTTGCAATTTCCGTCAATGCACTGTCTTTTACATCCCTACTAAGGTCATTTCCCTTTTCGTCTTTTCCTTTTTCAATGAGCGCACGTTGTTTGGCATATTTTTCAGCAATGGACTGGCGCTGCTGTTCGTAGGTTTGATATTGCTCTAATAAATTCTTATATAAGTCAGCTGTGGCTTTCGTCTGATACAGACCTGCAGCCTCAGTATATTGTTTAAGATATGTCTTTTGGTCTTCACTCAAATCATCAGAAGTTATTTTAGGACGTTCAAGTCCCTGCTTCTTCCATTTTGGATGTGCCTGTTCAAAAGAAAGGTCAGAACTTTTCTGTAGTTCTGCCACCCATTCTGCTTCACGTTGTTTGTTCGCTTCAATCAGTTTGTCGTAATTCAGTTGTACAGTGGCAAGTTCTTTGTCAAGACCTTCTTCCATTGCCGAGATTTTTGCCTGCCTAATATCAAATTCCGACTGCTTTTCTGTTGCTGCCAATTTTCGGGCGTTTTCTTCGATTTGTCTTTGGCGAATATCCGCATCAGACTTTTCTATATTAGATTTTTCTACAGAAGTTAGCCCTTTTGTCTTTTTTGTCTTCGTTTTCTTAGACGTATCGCCGCCGTTACTTTCAAAATTGGCCTTGGCTTGTTTCTCTTTATCACGTGCCTTGTTAAGGGCAGCTTGATAGGATGCCTCATCCGGGTATAGCTTACGGTTGTCGCGACCTGCAATTACTTTTTTTACCGCGTTTTGCGCGTGAACCCATGCTTTTGAAGCATCATCCATGAAATCTTTTGATGCGTTTTCGTGAATGGACTTCATTCTCGATGTAGCCGTGCTGATGCGGTTCTGCAGCTCACCCACTGACGTTGCTACGCTCTCCCCGGGAAGTAGAATTAGTTTCTTTCCTTCCTTGTTGGCATGTGCAATACATCTATTATAGAAACTGATGGTCTTTTGGGCTTCATCTGCATTCATCGAATTAAGATTGCCCATAAACTTATTGTGCAGGTCTGTGCGAACTTGCTGAGTGCCTTTCCAAACCGTAGATGATGTGTGATTAATCATATTTTCAATACCGGTTGAAAAAGATTGCCACCAATGGTCCTTACTTGAATTAGCTTGTGAACGGTACTTTCCCCCGAGCTTTTCTAATTCAGTCTTTTCCTGACCACTCATGTCTTTACCTCCATTTTTATTACTCTTATCCCAAAGCTGCTTATATCTTCTTAACTCAGCAAGTCTCTGTTGATCAGCCTTCAGATTCCCAACGCCTTTAAGGTTCTTTTCTTCACGGAGTTCTGCATTGTAAGCTGCACGTGCCTCGGTTAGGTGGTTTATCAATTCTTTTTCTGTCTTGTACTGGTTAAACACAGAAGGCATTAACTTTTTCAAAATCTGCAGCTGCTCTTCCTTATCTTGCTGTGTTGTATTCTCGTTTTGAATGGCAGAGATACATTCCTCTATCTTGTTCTTCTTATCAGCCAAGGCATCTGACTGTTCCTTCTCGCGTTCTGTCACTCTTTCTGTCTCTTCTGCAGCACCCTTACAGCTGTCAGAATATATAGCACCAGCAGCGACAACTCCCATTATCGCTGTAGCGAGTAAAATATAGGGATTGGCCATTGCCGTAATGTTGAAAGCCTGCTGTGCAGCTGTCAGCAGTCCGAGCTCTTTCCGGAACATCATCACAAGCCTTATCGAATCAGCGAATGCTGCTGCTTTCTGTACTACCACTGTAGCTATTACAGCAGCTTTATAGGCACCGTATATAGAGACAAGAGTCATAAGGGCTTTCCCCACATCTTCGTAATTCTTGACCAGTTCAGTTGCCATTTCGACACCACCGGTAAGCAATCCTTCTGACTGTTCTCCTATAGAGTTGAACGTATCGTCAATTGCGCCCTTGAAATTGGATATCTGTCCTTTCAGTCCCTTGCTCTGTTTTTCCAACATACTATGAAACTTGCCTCCTTCAGCTGTCGCATCAGCGAATGCCTGTGCAACCATTTCCGATGAAATGGCACCTGCAGACATCTCGTCTTTCAGCTGGCTGATACTCTTTCCTGTCCTTTCGGACATGATGGTGAGAGGGTTAAATCCTGCGTTAATCATCTGGAGCAAATCTTGCCCCATGAGCTTTCCTGTCGCACTCATCTGCGAAAATGCAAGTGTCAGTGATTTGAAACGTTCACTGTCTCCCATGGAAATGTCACCAATCTGTTTCAACGTAGGTATGACCTTTTCTGCATCAATGTTGAATCCAAGCATTGTTTGTGCTCCACTTGCAAGGTCGTTCAACATCAAAGGTGTCTGTACGGCATAGTCTTTCAGCTCTCCGAAAAACTGATTTGCTAAGTCCTTACTTCCGAGTAAAGTTTCAAATGAGATGGAAAGACTTTCTATCTCAGAACGGACATCCATTATCGTTTTTACAAACTCAACAGCCTTCTGCATAGTAAAAACGCCACCGGCTGTGATTGCAAGACGCTTCAATGAAGCATCCAGCAGTCCAGCCTTGGCAGTGGCATCATCCATACCCTTTGAAAGATTACCACCCATTAATATTTCAACTTTTACCGGTTCCATTTATTTCTTTAATTTCGTTTGAAAAAACTCAAGTATCTCTTCTGATGTCCTTTTCCCGTTTATCTTGGGCTTATGAGCATCGTCTTTCACCTTGATGTATCTTGGGGCATCTGCCATCATCATTAGCAATGTTGGGTAATTTACATGCCATAAAATATAATTCACGCTCCATCCTGTTGCACAGGATATTTGCCATATCATTCCGAAGAGGCTATGGGAACTTTCATATACCGTTCTTAACTCCCCTTTTCCTTTTTTTGGCTCAGTATCATTGGACTCATCGGATTCAACACCTGCAACGATCTGATAATAGTTCCGAAATCCTTTATCCCAAGAAGGGATACAAAAGTGTTGAATGAAGCATACAGATAGACATCTTCAACCATCCAACGCAATGCCCAAGCTAAAGGTCTGATAAAGAATCTCCCATATATGTGACCGCCCAAAATGGCAATAGCCACAATTTTTGATATTTCCGCTCCATGCGCCACAATAAATTGCATCTGTTCTTCTTTATCATATTCAGCTATCTGCTTGTGTGTTATGCCAATCTTCAGATATGCGGTGGCGATTTTAATAAGATACCCGAGTAATGGACGACGCATTACCAGGCGAACCTTTGTAGGTTCTTTTTTCCATGGGAAATGAACCTCCTTTAACGGGACGGAGACACCTACATCAAGTAGTGCCTCCGCCGTTCCTTTTTCAAATTCAAAGTCCATAGCGGGCTTATCCTACCACAATATCATCAACAGAGTATGGCTCTGAACCGTCGTCAGGCATCATGACCTTTACTTCCATTTTGATTTTTGTGACACTGTCCAAATTCAAATCACCATCAATATACCCGGTGATAAGGGCTTTCTTGATTGAAATCTGATGGGCTGAGTCCGTTAAGATTGTAACACTGTCAGTCGTCTGAACCAACTTGGAAGGAGCTTTCCATCCTGTTTTTTTCTTATTGCCTTCCGTACCCGTCTCTGTTACTGTACCACCCATTACGGCAGCCATGTTCTCGTAATTCATTTTAATCAAGTCAAAAGACGGGGCTATCGTTCCATTTTTCTTTGGAATAATCAGTACAGGAGCACTGTGCACTTGTGCAGCATTGATTTCTGTAGATTCTCCCTTTGCACCGTTTAATTTGAAGGAATTCTCTTCAATGTAACCAAGGGTCTTTTCTCCGACCTTCACCTCGGCAAGTCCATACATAAAATCCATATCACTTCTTTTTTATTGTTATTACTACAATTGTTATTATACCACCGGCAATGAGGCCGAGGAAGAACCATTTCAACGACTTTATAAAAGCGTTCGGATGATGTTCTGATACCGTTTGATTTTGACTGTTATATGCAGACAGCTGCTGCTTCATATTACTAATGGTTTTCTTGTGCCTCATACACTGTAGCTGCAGACTGTCACATGAAGAATATACATAGATGGTTTCTGGTTTGTTGTCCTTTCGACCTCTATGATAGACTTTCACTCCAGCTTGTCCTTTTTTTGCTGTATAAACGGCTCCATCGGGGAGGCTACGGAGGCTGTCCATCGGTATTTCCAGTGTCACCTCCGACATCGGAACTTTCACTGTTTCCTGCCACTTTATCTCTTCCACGGTGCTGTCCGACCGCATTTCGTTTTTCGTCTCCTGTGTTCCGCTTACTGTCATCATCTTCTGTGAGCGACAGCTCACTGCGCACAGGGCAAGTAGCCCTATGAGGGCAAAGCTGTATAGCTTCGATAGCGCGTGAAAGACGGTTGAGGGCTCTGCGCGTCCGCTCATTCTCTTTTCCCAGTTCATCAAGTTTCTCATTGCTTTTTTCATTTTCTGTCTGCACTTTTTTTAGCAATGCCGACACATCTGCATACATCACCTTGTAGGTATCGTGCACTTCTTTTGCCGTCTTTGCCTGTCGTGCGTTTTTGTTTGCAATCCAAGCGATGGCGGCACCTATTCCGCCAGATGGTACTGCCCACATCAATATTTGTAAAATAGTGTCCGCCATCTCTTTTTATTTTTGATTTATCCCTATTTCTTTCAGCCATGACGGAACATCGAAGCTCGGGCAGGCCTTTGCCGCCAGCTGATTGTGTCCCATAATCCGAACCGAAGGGAAACGGCTATGAAAATCCTCAACGTATTTTTTCATGCTCGCTTTCTGCTTTTCAGTACGTGTGTCTTTGGGAGTCTTGCCGTCGACGGACACTCCGCCCACGTACACAATGTGCCGGCTTGTCGAATTATAGCCTTTTGCCCCATTGGTAATCTCCCACGGATCTACGTTGGCATCCTCGTTGTTTTTCACAAGCCGTTCCACCGTTCCGTCCAGATGTATCATGTCTGTGTAACCCACCTGCGACCATCCACGACCACCCTTGCTTACCGGGTCCGTGTGCCAGTGTCGTATCTCATCCGAAGTTACTTCACGGCCTTCTCGCGTGGCGGTACAGTGGATTACTAATCTTTGAATCTTTGACATTATCCGACAGGTATTACATACTCTACCAGCTTCCTAGCTACCACATCCTTGGCTCGTTCGGTTTCAAAGTCGAGTTCTTCCCCGACTTTAAAAATGACAGACTCATTAAATTTGTCGCGGAAAGGTACCAAGACCTTGATTTTTACTGTTATTTCTTTTGATTCCATGTTCTTTATTCTAATAGTTATTATTATCCTTTAGCTAAATAATCGCTCATAATAACGCCACACGCATCCATCTTCTTTGGCATACAGATAAAGTAATGACGGAAGTTGATTTTGTTGCGCTGGTATTCCGGGTCTGTAGTTGCATCGCTATAATACATCTTTGTCGAACCGGTAGCCTTGAATATACGCTGCGTGTAGAAGGCAAAAGAAACCTGGAATTCTCCAGCGGAAGCTGTCGCACCTAACTCTTTTTTCTTCCCTGCAGTAGTATATATTGGATTATTCACGAATTCATATATGTCAAAACCATATTGACGGCCAACTGTACCATTAGCGCGGTCAATGCTGTATTGCTCACGGAAACTCTGAGACGTACTAAGAATATCGTTTACGTGATCACTGCATAGAACCAAGCGTCTTCCTGTAGCAGGTATCTTTAAGATATCAAAGGCTGCCTTTAAATTGATAATATCTTGCATCGTCAGTTTTCGGCGTCCTGATGTTCCATCCACATAATTACCTGTAGTCTTCAATACTGGAGTGATTTCCGTGTTTTCTGACGGGCTGAGCGCATGCGCCGCCTTTGCAAACTTTGCGTCATTAATTGAATTCGCATGGCTCTCTTTTACACGAGCCATCTTCTGATAACTTATAGCATACAGTTCATCGTCGGTTATCGGCGTAACCTTAGTCTGGAATTTATCAAGGCTGATGGTTATGTCTTTGTCATCAAGAGCCTGTAATGGAATTGGATACGTTGTATTGTTTATCAACACGTCAGGGTCAACGCCGACATCCACAAGATGAATGACATCATTGTCAACGAGTGAGCTACTGTCCGGTATTCCTTCCAGCCAAGTTGCTTCAAGTCCTGCACGAAGAGCTTTTACCAGCTCACCCGTCCATACTTCTTTCAACACTCCTGCACGAAGGCTTCCACTCCATGCATCTCCGCTGCCCATCAGAAGGGCTGCGCCATTGGCCGCTGCAACACATGCAAGAGGTGAGAAGCCGCTGGCAAAAGCGATCAGCAAGCCTACCATACAATTGAAGGTTACGGCTTCCAATGTTTTTCTTAAATTCTTTTTCATTGTTATATGTCTGTTTGGTTAAAGTTCGCAATCGATTCCATACTCTGCCTTGTAAAGTTTCTTGTACGTCTCCGGATTGTTATCGCGAAGAGACTCAAGTTCTTCTTCAGGCACTTCACTCAGTTTATTGTAGGCCGCCTTTCCGCCTTCACCTCCTCTTGATAAACCTCCCTGGTGTCCCAACACCTGCGAAAGTTTCATTTGTGGTGACATAGCCTCAAAAGTCTTTTTGAGTTCCTCTACACCCACACTCTTTCCGAGTTTGATGAATTGTTCCTTGCGGTCTTCTCCAATACGTTTTTCTTCAATGGCGGTCTCTACAGTCTGTGTGATCGCTGTAAGTGTCAACGCCTCTTTTTCCTTTTGTAATTCGCTCACTTCTCCCTCTGCCGCTTTCAGCGTACCGAGCTTCTCGGTGATTTCTGCCTCCGTTGCCGTTTCCGGCAAGCCCAATTGTAGGGCAATCGTTTTTTGATCCATTGTCTTTTTGTTTTTTTTGTTATTTATAATTATAATGGGAAGGCAGTTCTCACTGTCTTTCCCGAGTTTTATCTGTACGCCGTCGCGCTTCATAACGATTGCATCGTCATTGGCTCCGATGTCCACAAGGCTGACTTCAAAAAGTTTGCTCACCGTAATTGTCGGACTGGTCTGTCCCTGTACAAGATTTTCTGGATCTTCGCTCATCTCCAGAATGTCTATGCCGACGCTCACCATTTTCAAAGAGCCGAACTCATATTGTTTCTTACATTGTCTTGACAACTCTGTAGCTTCATCAAACATCAACTCGCCTGTAACGTCGTCACCGTCAATCTTCAAGTCTTTAACATAGCCTATCACATTTCCACGCTCGTGCATATACAACAAAACTGGGTTGCGTTGGTATTGTTCCACATTCATGCCCGCTGTCAGCACACATGTACCGTAGCTGTTAAGACTGCTATTTGATATTCTTACTCTCTTTGGCATAATACTTTGCTTTTTGACTGCAATATTACTCGTTGTTTCCTGCACCGCAAAATAAGTGTGCAACCCTTGCGCACTTCTATGCAACCGTTTCATACTTTTTTCTTGCTTTCTATTATTTATTGGAAATTTGCACATGACATATAATGATTCAAAGATTAAAGATTTATGAACAAAGCCGATATTGAAAAAAAGAAGTCGCTGGCACGTGCTCTTTATCTCTCAGGAATGGAGCAGACTGAGATTGCTGACAAAGTAGGAGTGTCACGCGTCACCATATCCAAATGGAACAGCGCAGACGGGTGGAAGGAAGCGCGCGCCGCAAAAAGCATCACGCGACCTGAACTGGTAAACAAACTGCTTTTTACTATTGATAAACTTATCGAGCAGGTGAACGCTTCGGATGATCCCGAACTTATAGCCGGTCTTGGCGACAAACTGTCTAAGTTGTCATCAGTCATTGAGAAGCTCGACAAAAAAGCAAATGTAGTGGATGCAATTGAGGTGTTTATGGCGTTCAGCAAGTGGCTTGAATTCCGCTCACAGACTGATCCGGAAGTGACTCCGGAACTCATTAAGGCCATCAATAAGTATCAGGACAAGTACATAATAGAGTCCATGGGAAAGCAATAAGGAGGCGCGTATGGCAAAGATAACAGCAGCTGAAAAAGCACAGGCAATAGAGCGCTGGCACGAGCATTGCAAGCATGTGCAGTCACTCACGGCTGTCGATGTAGGACAAAAACAAGAAACGTCTGCAGACAAAGACCGCCGCATACGCCATCTTCAGCAGGACTATGCCGATTTCTGCGAGTATTATTTTCCGCACTTTCTCACACTTCGAGACAAGGTTACAGGAGAGCCTGTGCGCATTATTCATAATGCGACGTTCCACAATTCTGCTGCATTGAAAATCAAGAACACTCCCAATCTTAAAGCAGTGTTCAAGTGGCCACGCGGTCATGCCAAGTCAACACACATGGACATTTTTATGCCGCTTTGGCTGATGTTCCAGCCAAAGCGGCTTGTCAACTTTATGGTGATTGTGGGAAAGTCGGAAGACAGCGCAAACCGTCTTTTAGGGGACGTACAGGCAGAATTGGAATACAATCAGCGCATCATTTCCGACTTCGGGGAGCAGAAAAACCTCGGGGACTGGCAAACGGGTGAATTCATCACGCAGTCCGGGGTTAAATTTTTGTCTGTAGGGCGGGGGCAGTCCCCCCGTGGACTTCGGGAACGGGAAGCGCGTCCTGACTACATTGTTATAGATGACCTCGATGATGATGAATTATGCCGCAATGAAAAGCGTGTCAAAGACCTCACCGCATGGGTCAAAGAAGCACTCTTTGGTGCCCTTGATGTCGGTCGTGGTCGGTTTATCATGGTCGGTAATCTTATCTCCAAAACCTCAGTTCTACAGAATCTGTGTGATACTAGAGGTGTTCACGTGTCAGAAATAAAGGCGGTGGATAAAGAGGGGAATCCGGTGTGGAAAGAGAAATGGACACGTGAAGAGGCGGATGAGTATCGTGAATTTGTCGGGTACCGTGCATGGCAGAAGGAGATGATGCACAACCCGATTACCGACGGAACCATATTCCGTGCCGACTGGATACGTTACAAGAAGGTGCTGCCTCTGTGCAAGTATGACCAAATAATATGCTATACGGACCCGTCTTTCAAGTCAACGACAAACAATGACTACAAAGCTTCCCGCATGTGGGGTAGGATCGGTAGCGAGTTGCATCTCATCAACTGCTACGTCAGGCAGGACACGGTAAGCGGTATGGTACGGTGGCTCTATAACCTGTATGAGTCATTACCGGAGAACGTCGTGGTATTGTTCTTCATGGAGGCAAATTTTATGCAGGACACCATCCTGGATGAGTTCACTACCGAGGGGAATATTAGGGGATACCAGCTGCCGATCATGCCCGACAAACGCAAAAAGCCTGACAAACTGCAACGTATAGAAGCCATATCTCCGCTTTGGGAACGTGGTTTTGTGTTTTACAATGAAAAGTTGAAGGACTCCCCGGATATGATTGCCGGAATTGACCAGACACTCGCTCTTGGGCGTGGTTCACGTGCACACGATGATGCACCTGATGCTGACGAAGGAGCTATATATATGCTGCAGAAAGATTTTAGACAGGAAATTTTCAAACCACGCTTCGGACACCGTCCGACAGCTAAAAACCAATGGTAATATGATCAAAAAACTTTTTTTCGCTTTCAAATTCAAGCGGGCTATCCGAAAGGCAAAAAAATTCCACGACCTTACGGGATTCAAATATTACGTAATCATGCTTAACGGACGTCTTTACGTCGTACCGAAGAAAACTATCAAGGAACTGATAACAAAGCATCGCTTCCGTAAGGGAACGACCATTCAGGACATTGAACGCCACGCCCTGTTCGTAACCATCTAAACGTATGACCATGTTTATAACAGAAGATGATTACAAAGTGGTGGTCGGCGATACCGCCCTTAAAATAATAAGCCAGGCAAGTGAGGAGAATCGCACAAATGCCCAGCAGGCAGCACAAGAGGAAATAAGTGGATATCTGCGTCCCAAATACGACTGTACACAGATATTCGCAACCGAAGGGCCTGATCGTAACAGACAGATTGTAATGTACGCCTGTGACATCGCACTTTATCATCTCGTTTCGGCACAGCCACAGAAAATGGGCAGTGAAGTACGCAAGGAAAGATACGACCGGGCAATCAAATGGCTCGAAGGTGTACAATCCGGGAAAATAATTCCAGATTTGCCTCTTGTCGTAGATGAGGATGGTGAACCGGAAAATTTGCCTGTAATTTTTGGATGTCAGAAAAAACAACGTAACAACTGGTAAAGACTATGGGAATAATCGATGATATAAAAAAGCGGTTCTCAATAGAGAGAACTGTTCTTCATACTAAATATGGGGACTTAAATCTTGCTAAGAAGTCTGATGTGAAGCTACTCAAACGGCAGGTTATGCAACTCCAGCGTGCGACAGATGCTCTTATCCGCCGCGATATAAGAGACTGGCGCAACGCATGGCAACTGGCTATAGACGTGGACAACCCCGACCGACGCACGCTTTATGACATATATAAAGATGTAGACGTTGATTTACATCTGTCCGGCTGTATTGAGCAGCGCAAAGGTTTTGTACGCTCACGTTCTTTCAAGCTCTCTGATGAAAAAGGGAACGAGAATGAAGAGGCATTGGTCTATTTCGACACGCAATGGTTCAAGCAACTCATGGGCTACGCGCTCGATGCCATGTACTGGGGGCACTCTCTCATCGAACTTGGGGATGTAGTCACCGACGGCAACGGAAACATGTCTTATGACGGGGTTACGCTGATTCCGCGCAAACATGTAATTCCAGAATTCCATGTGGTGACTCCGAATGTATATGAGGATTGGCGCAGCGGTATAGACTATCACAGTGAACCTTTTGCATCTTGGCTTATAGAAGCAGGTAAGCCGGAAGACCTCGGAATTTATTTAAAGGCCGCCACACAGACAATACCTAAAAAGAACATGCTTGCCTTTTGGGACACTTTCGGAGAAATTTTTGGGATGCCAATGCGTATTGCTAAGACAACGACACGTGATCCGAAAGAACTGTCAAAAATTGAAAAGATGCTCGCCAACATGGGTACGGAGGCATACGGATTGTTCTCCGAAGGTACAGAATTGGAAATGGTTGAGACAAGCAAGACCGATGCATTTAATATATATGACAAGCGGATTTCCAGAGCCAATTCGGAATTATCCAAATTAGTAATAGGTCAGACCATGACCATAGAAGATGGAAGCAGTCTATCCCAATCAGAGACGCACCTAAAAGTTTTTGAAAATCTTGTTGAAAATGACAGCGACATGTTCCGGGACATCGTAAACAACCAACTGCTACCGCGTATGGTTGTTCACGGATTTCCTCTTAAAGGATTGCGATTCGATTGGGACTACTCAACAGACTACACGCCGGAACAGCAGGTGGCTTATGAGACTATGGTCGCCGACAGGTACGATGTTGACCCCAAGTATTTCGAGGACAAATACGGTATGCCCTGCAAGACAAAAGAAAAACCGCTGATGCCTATTGGTGACGACGATGGGCCTGATAACACACCGCCACAGCCTAAGGAAGGGAAAGGAAAGGAGAAAGACTCTCCCACAGGCACAGGGGCGAACGAGCCGGACGACAAGGGGAAGAAGAAAGCAAACAACGCACACGATTTTTTCGACTGAGCCCTTCTGACTATGTGGAGCTGCACAACCGTTACGCACGTGTCATGGCAGGACACCCCACACTCTCAGCAGGGCGCAAGGAGATAGAGGATAAAATCCGCACACGTCTTGGCGACAAGTTCGAGGGCATGATGAAGGCTCTCTACAACGAGAAAGGCTCATCTTTCTGTATCGACATTCTTCAGGAAACCGAGGTTACGGACTTCATTGAGGCTCATTCCTCTGTGCTTGACTCGTCTATGGAACAGGTGCAGATGACCGACCTCATGCGCCAACGGCTCTCACGATCCAACTATATATTCTCGGGACTGAAAACATTTCACGAACTCAACGAGGCGTTTCCGTCATTGCTGGATTCGGACGGCAATAGAAAGCCGTTTGAACAGTTTTATAACGAGGTTCAAAAGATTGATTCCACCTACAACAAGAACTATCTGCAGGCGGAGTATAACTTCATTCAGAGTTCTGCGGAAATGGCCGGCAAATGGGAGCAGTTCATGGAGGACGGCGACCGTTACTACTTGCAGTACCGCACCGCCGGCGATGACAAAGTACGCCCGGAACATGCCGCGCTCAACGGTGTTACGCTTCCAATCGGTGACAAATTCTGGGAAGAGTACTACCCGCCTAATGGTTGGAACTGCCGATGTACGGTGGTACAAGTACGTAAGTCAAAGCAAGCCCCCACACCACACGACGAGGCTATGACACGCGGGGAAGAGGCTCTACAACTCGACACAAAGCAGATGTTTCGTTTCAATCCGGGCAAGGAGGAAAGAAGCGTGCCGAAGTACAACCCTTACACCATTAGCAAATGTAAGACGTGCAACAAGAATAAAGCTCGTTTAGTTTTCGTTCCAAGTAATGAACTTTGTGCGTCGTGTGCCATCATAAATGAATGTTACGGCAATAAAGAAAAGTCCGAAAGGGCTTTTTTTTGGTCATGACTAAGTTTTTCTTGTGTTTATAGATAAACGCTGATATAATTCTATGTATCAAGACGCAGTGGGCGACTTGCTAGAAAACAGGTTTACGTTATGACAATTTATCAAACATTCCCGAAATTGGCAGAGAACAAGGCGCAATTTAAAAATATTTTTATGGCTACAGCAAGGCATCAAAATCGGTATACGGTTTTTTCTGATCTTGTTTTTTTTAT